GACCACCGAGATCTACACTCTTTCCCTACACGACGCTCTTCCGATCTATATGTACGAGCTTGCCGCAGACCTTGCGGACGGTAAGAAAAAAGACGATACCTTTTTGCCGATACTCTACGAGCTCGACAGCCGCGACGAGTGGACTAATCCGCAAATGTGGATTAAAGCTAATCCAGGGCTCGGGAAAATCAAGCAGTATAAAACGCTCGCTAACTTTGTTGAGAGGGCGAAAAACTCGCCCGCAGACTTACCAGGCGTTCTATGCAAGGATTTTAACATACGCGAAAATGAAAGCGCCGTATGGCTTTCCTTTGAGCAGATTAAAAACGCGGCGACGTTTGCTATTGACGACGTTTACAATACCTACGCTATCGGCGGTTGCGACCTCTCGGCTACAACCGACCTTACAGCGGCAACGCTGCTTATACGCAAGCCGAACGACAAAACGGTTTACGTTTTGCAGCAGTATTTTTTACCACAAGCCCGCGTTGAGCACCTCGAGGAGAAAAACACAAACGAGGCACCCTATCGGATATGGGCGGAGCGGGGCTTGCTTACGATATGCGAGGGCAGCCGCGTAAACTTCTCCGACGTAACGGCGTGGTTTGTGCAAATGCGCGACGAGCATAAAATAGACGCTTTCAAGGTCGGCTATGACCGCGCGCTCGCGGGCTACTGGGTGGAGGAAATGAAAAGCAACGGCTTTACTATGGAGCCCGTAGCTCAAGGCGCTTTCACTTGGAGTCAACCTATGCGTGAAATGGGAGCGGCTCTTACCGACAAAATAGTTAATTACAACAATAACCCTATTTTGCTTTGGTGCCTATCAAATACCGCCGTTAAGAAAAGCGGCTTAAACAATATCCAACCCGTTAAGATAACCGATAAACGCCGCATAGACGGCGCGGTATCGCTGCTTAACGCGTGGGTTATCTACGTCAAATACTTTGACGACTATATGTATAACGTGGGGTGACACAATGAAAGAAAGACGAGGGCTTTTTGAGGCTATATTCGGGAAAAAGCCGCAGAAAACAGACGGCTATACCGAGTACAAGCTCTTAAATTCCTATCAATCAAATTTTGTACCATTATCGGGCAATGCCTGGGAGGTTAATATGGTGCGAGCTGCCGTCCATTCTTTCGCACGCCGCGCGGCGACGGTACAGCCGCGGCACATTAGACGCGGCGACGGAAAGGTGCTTGACGTAGAGAGCAGCACATACAACAACATTTTACAGTTTAAGCCTAACCCGACGACAACGGCTTATAAATTCTATTACCGCCTGGCGGCGCAGTACAAGCTATATAACAACGCGTTTGCATATCCCGTATGGAATGAGGCGACGGGCAGACTCGAGGCAATTTATAATATCAACGCCCAGGAGATTACCTTACTCGACCACGAGGGCGAGCTGTTTTGTAAATTTCGCTTTAATAACGGGAAATCGTACATTTTCCCGTATGCGGACTTGGTGCATATCGGCTCAATGTTTGCAGATAACGACGTTTTCGGCTCCGATAACGGAGCGCTTATGCCCGTTTTGAAAACGGCAAACACCTTTAACCAAAGTATGAGCAAGTTTGCCGAGCTCGTAGCGGTTGTGCGCGGTATTTTGAAAGTGCAAGCCTCCACAAAAAACGAGGACGTAAGCTGCCGCCGCGACGATTTTATACTGGACAACCTCAAAATGGAAAGCAACGGAGCGGGCGTTATCGTTACGGATAACAAGTACGATTACACCCCGATTACCGACAAGCAAACGCCGTTGCCTACGGGACAGTTGCAGTATATCAAAGACGAGATATACGACTACCTCGGCACAAATGACGCTATCGTGCAAAACAAAGCCACACCCGAGCAAGAGGAGGACTTTTACGACGGCGAAATCAAGCCATTTTACGTACAGCTCGCCCAGGCGCTCACAAACTGCATTTTTTCCAAAAAGGAGCGCGGCTACGGCAACGAAATAACCGTAGAGGGTAACAAGCTGCAATTTGCAAGGACGAGCGACAAACTCGCCGTTGTAAAATACTTGTCCGATATTGGCGGCTTAATGCTCGACCAGGCATTAACAACGCTCGGCTATCCACCTATCGGCGGAGAGGAGGGCAAGCGCCGCGTACAGACGCTTAACGTCGTAAACGCAAACAAAGCCGACGAGTACCAGTTAGGCACCGACACAAAGAAAGAGGAGCCGCCCGAGGACGGCAACGACGACGGAGAGGGCACCGCACCTACTGCGGCACCCGACGACAAGAAAGACGAGGAGGAAACATAATGCCATATAAACCGTCCGAGCGGGAATACAGAGCGGCGGAGCCGTTTACACTTCCCGACGAAAACAACGCCGACGAGCTCGTGCTCCGAGGTACGCCTATTGTCTTTGATACCCCTACCGTGCTTTTTGAGGAGGACGGTATCGAGTATAAAGAAGTTATCGCCCGCGGCGCGCTTGACAGCTGCGATATGAGCGATTTTATCTTTAACCGAAATCACGGGCAGAACGACTCTACCGTATACGCCCGCACCCGTAATAATTCCCTCACTTACAACATCACGGAGCGAGGGCTCGATATTGCGGCTTTCCTCGACAAAGAGGACGAGCGGCACCGCAATTTACACCGAGATATTCAAAAACGCCGCGTTGACAAAATGAGTTTTTCGTTCGTTGTGCGTGAGTGCAGCTATGACCGCGAAACACACACTCGGACGATAACTAAAATTAAAAAGCTGTACGACGTTTCGGCGGTGGATTTTGCCGCATACAACGAAACGAGCATTACTACGGCAAGGGACTTTTTCTCCGCGGAGCACGAGAAAGAGTTTAAGGAGCAGGAGCAGCACCGCCGCCGTCAAATGCTGACAGCAAAAACCTACTGTTAAAAAATCAAAAAGGAGTAAATCACTATGAAAGAACTTATTAAGAGAATGGCGGAAATTCGCAGCCGCAAGGTAGAACTGCGCGGCGTACTGGAAACTGACGCAAAAGCAGACCTCGACGCTATCGAAAAGGAGCTCCGCGAGCTTGACGAGGAATATACCAACCTCGAAAAGAGAAAAGCGGTTATCGAGGGTATCGGAGCGGGCACCGTTCCCGTAAATGAAGTGCCTAACCCTATCAACAATCGCTCTGCGGACAACTTCGACCAGGACAAGGAGTATCGCTCCGCCTGGCTCAAGCACGTTAGAGGGCTTGACCTTACCGAAAACGAACAGCGAGCGCTTACTACTGGCACCTCCTCCGCGGGCGCGGTTATTCCGACCGTAACGCAGAATAAAATCATTGAAAAGGTCAACCAGTATTGCCCGCTGCTCGACAAAATCGACCTTTTGCGCGTCCCTGGCGGCGTAAAGGTGCCCGCAGAGGGAACTACCGCAGACGCAGCGGTACATACCGAGGGCGCAACCATTACCGCAGACGGCGACACTCTCTCGAGCGTTACGCTTTCCGCCTACGAGGTTACAAAGCTCGTTACTATTTCAAAGTCCGTTGAAAAAATGGCGATTGACGCTTTCGAGTCCTGGCTCGTTAATAAGATTGCCCGTAAGATTGCCGAGAAAATCGGTAAGCTGATTGTTTTCGGCACGGGTACCAACGAGGCGCAGGGTATCAACGCCATTACCTGGGGCGCTACAAACTCCGTAACGGTTGGAAAAACCGCCTCTCTTTCCGCCGCAAACGTGCAGGGCGCCGTTGCGCTGCTTAACGGCGGTTATGATAACGGTGCGGAGTGGCTTATGTCGAAATCGACTTTCTTTACCGACTTCCACCCGCTTATGAACAACTCAAAGGACAATATCGTTACCGAGGACAACGGCGTTTACCGCGTTATGGGCTACCCCGTAAACTTCGACGACCGTATGACCGTGCACGAGGCTATCCTCGGCAACCTTTACAGAGGCTACCTCGGCAATATGCCCGAGGACGTTACGATTACCTCGCAGTTTGTAACCCGCGAGAACGCCTACGACTTCCTCGGCTGCGCTATGTTCGACGGCAAGGTGCAGGCGACCGAGGCTTTCGTTAAAATCGTAAAGGCTACGGCTTAACGGAGGGCTGAACAATGGCGGATATTTCAATGCAGTACGTAGCGGGTATTCGCCAGTATCTACGCATTAACCATACACGTTTTGACGCGGAAATTACCGACCTAATAGGAGCGGCAAGAGCCGACCTCCTATTAGGCGGTATCTCCGAAAAGAAAGTAAACGACGAAAGCGACGCACTTATAAAGCGGGCTATCGTCGTTTATGTCAAAGCGGAGTTTGGACTCGATAACGCAGACGGCGACAAGTACCGCGAGAGCTACGGTATGCTCAAGCGGCATTTAATGCTTTCGAGTGAATATACCGAGGAGGCGTAGTTATGTTATGGCGAGAAATCGGGTATTTGTGCTCGGAAAAAGAAACGCTCGACTCTCTCGGAAAACCTTTTAAGACTTTCGAGAAAAAAGAGGTTTTCTGCAATTTACCGGGCGTTAACCCAAACGAACTTCCCCAGGCCCTAGCCCAGGGCTACCGCCTCGAGCTTTGCGTAGAAATTAAGGCTTGCGACTATGCGCGAGAGGGACACTTTGAGTATGACGGGACAATGTACCGCGTTATCCGCACATATCCCGTAAAAAACGAGTGCCTCGAGCTTATATGTCAAGCCCTGGTTGCGGACGATTGACGCAGAGAGGAGGCGTTGCCTATGGCAGCAAATACAACGGCGCTTATTAAAGCTCTGCGGGAGCGGGTTAATAAAATCCTCACGACCTATTACGAGGAGGCACCGTCGAAAGACGCAGTATTTCCGTATGCGGTCATTAACGGAGTTAATATTATTGACCTCGCCGCGGGCGACCTTGCCTCTTTCTATCTCGATATATGGGTAGATGAGAAACAGCCGACCGCGACCGAGCAGCTCGAGAGCTTATGCGACACACTCCGTAATGAGCTTACGGGTGCCGTAATTGCCGAAAGCGGCGTTTTCGCCGCGCATATCGGCTTTGACAATCAAAACGCTATTGCCGACAGCGAATACGATATAGCGCATAGGCGTTTATCTATGTCGGCTCGAACTTTTTACAATTAGGAGGCAATAAAGATATGATTACCAATCTTACTACAAAGCAGATTGAGTCAATCCAAATCGACGAGGGCGTTATTTTCCTCAATTACGGGGAAACCGACGAGCGGCTGCTCGCTCCCACCAGGGGCGGCGGAGAGTTTGCCGCGACCGTTACCGTCCGCGATATTGAATTTGACGGACGACACGGAAAGACAACGGGCACCCAGGTTATCGAGGAGCAGGGCGCGTCCCTCAAGGTAACTACCCTTTGTATGAGCCAGGAAAACCTCGCGCTTGCAATTCCAACTTGCACGATTGCGGCGGACGACGGAAAGACCATTAAAAACCCGCCTACGGGCGTTATCGGAGCGGATAAGTACCTCAAGAACGTTACTATGTTCGCTAAAACAATCGGCGGCAAGTATAAAAAAATCGCGATTTACAACGCTATGCACGAAACGGGCTTTAATGTTAAGGCAGTGCAAAAAGCGGAGGGCGAGCTCGCGCTCGAGTTTTTGGCGCACTACAAGCATAGCGACCTCGACGGCGACTTGTGGGCGGTTACGGAGATTGCACAAGCTCCCGATATGAGCGAAAAGACAACGCAGACTCAAGCCGCAGACGGCACAGGAAAAGCCGTAAGCAAGTAATAATCGAATTTAAGGAGGAGCCAAACAATGCTTACAATCGGAACTATGCCTATTATGCTTAAAATCGTAGGAAAGCTCGATATTAAGCCTATTATCCCTATGCTGAAAAACCTTGATATTTTCGAGGAGCCGAAAGACGCAGAGGACGCAAAAGACGCTCTCAAGAAACTTTCAAAAGAAAAGGTCGGCGTGCTTGCTTGCGAGGTGCTCGCAGAAATTACACCGCAGCTCGGCAAGATTGCCGACGACCTCCCGCCGCTTGTAGCTGCATATAAGGGTATCAGCGTCGCAGAGGCGCAGAAACTCGACGCAGCGGAGGTCATTAACGAGCTCGTCAATGACGAGGGCGTGAGAAGTTTTTTCAAGCGTGCCTTGCGGAAAAAAGCAGGGCAAGAAACCTAACACTCTTACACAAATATTATGACTGGCAGCTTATCGAGAGTCTACCGCTTGCGGCTCTCGGTGGGCTGCTTTCTTTTGCAACCGAGGAGGAAAAACGGCTCGAAAAAGCCGAACAGGAAAAAAGGCTTTTCCCCCTATGGCTTGCAAATTATGCCCTTGCAAAGCTGCAAGGCTCGGAGGCTATGGACTACGAAACGTTTATAAATCAAACGTTTTCGGAAGTGCCTCCGCCCGCACCGAAAAAGGAAAAGTCAGCGGACGACATAACGGCGGAGTTTGCGCCGATAATCGAGGCTGACAGACGGAAAGGAGGCTAACCTATGGCAAGTATTTTTTCGGTTTTCGGAGAAATCCTTATCGACAATACAAACGCCGATAAAAGCATAGACAGCACCACCGAAAAGGCAGAAAAAAGCAGCTCAAAGGTGGGCTCCGCGTTTTCGTCTATCGCAAAAGGCGCGGCTGCCGTCGGAACCGCAGTTGTTGCAGGAGCTACGGCAATAGGCGGCGCAGCTTACAAAATAGCGACAAGCACAGCCGAACAAGCGGACTATATCGACAAGTTATCGGAAAGAACGGGCATAAACCGAGAGGAGCTGCAACGTTGGAAACACGCCGCCGACCAAAGCGGCGTTAGCGTAGACTCATTCAAAAACGGAATTAAGAAAATGTCGGACGTGATAGACGACGCAAATAACGGCTCAAAAACCGCGAGCACCTCATTATCAAGGCTCGGCTTATCCCTTGACGACTTAAATAAAATGTCTACCGAGGAGAAGTTTAACACTATTACCGCCGCGCTTGCGGATATGGAGCAAGGAGCAGAGCGTAACGCCCTCGGAAACGACTTGCTCGGAAAAAGCTATACAGAAATGCTCCCGCTGCTCAACGCAGGCTCGGACGGTATGGCGGCTTTGAAAAAAGAGGCAGACGACCTCGGTATTGTTATGTCGGAGGACACCGTAAAAGCGGGTGTTGTACTCGGCGATACGATAGCAAATGTTAAGGACGCTTTCGGAGGATTGTTAAACAGAATAGGGGCGGCTGCTATTCCGCTTATACAACAAATTGCCGATATGATAATAGCGGGATTGCCAAAAATACAAGCCTTGTTTGGTAAATTAGTACCCGTAATATCAAGTGTATTCGAGCGACTTTTACCCCCGCTGTTTGAATTGATACAAACCCTATTCCCCGTGCTTATGGACTTAATAAGCTCACTACTGCCGCCGATTGAGTCTATTATTACGGCTATTCTGCCCGTAATAATCAATCTCATACAACAGCTCGTGCCGTTTTTAATTCAAATAGTACAACAGATTTTGCCTATTGTCGTACAGCTCATAGAGGGGCTTATGCCTTTAATAACGGAAATTCTTAACACGGTGTTACCCGTTATTATTCAGCTATTACAAGCGCTCTTGCCGCCTCTCATTGAGATTATACAAGCGGTGCTCCCTGTAATAATTGAGCTTATACAGCTATTGCTCCCTCCGATTTTGCAAATAATCCAGGCAATCCTACCCGTTTTAATTAACCTCATAAATACGGTTATGCCGCTTTTAGTGCGGATTATCGAGGCAATATTGCCCGTAATCACTACGTTAATTGAAACGATTATACCGCCTATTTTGGAAATCGTGGAAATGATATTACCGATACTCACGGACTTACTTAATCAGCTTATGCCTATATTAACAAGTCTGCTCGAGGCGGTATTGCCCGTAATTATAAGCCTTATAGAGCTTATAGCTCCTATTCTCAAACCGATACTTGAGCTTTTGTTTACGCTCCTCGAGCCTTTGCTCGACTTGCTTAACCTTATTCTCCCGCCGCTTATCAGTCTTTTTACGGGGCTTATAAGTAAGGCTCTTACACCACTTAAAGCGGCGCTCGGGGTTGTGGCGGACGTATTGAATACGGTATTTAAGGGCGCATTTGAGGGTATCGGAAAAGTAGTAGGCAATATTAAAAACGTTTTCTCGGGTATTATCGACTTTGTAAAGAACGTTTTTACGGGTAACTGGCGCGGAGCCTGGGACGCGGTAGTAAAGATATTCTCTAACATATTTGAGGGTATCAAAAACGCCTTTAAGGTGCCTATAAACTGGATTATTGACGGGCTTAACGTCTTTATTCGAGGACTTAACAAGCTCAAAATACCCGACTGGGTGCCAGGTATCGGCGGCAAAGGGTTAAACATAAAGGAAATATCCCGCCTCCGTATCGGTATGGAATACGTGCCGTATGACGAATACCCCGCACTACTTCACAAAGGCGAGCGCGTGCTGACCGCAAGCGAAAACAAAGATTATACCAACCTCCAAAAAGCAGAAAAGAGCGCAGACAACGCCGAGGGCAAGTATGTAATAAAAATCGAGTTCGGCGAAAAGTCAATTTACATTGACAGCCTCAAGGCTGAAAACCCCGACGACGTAAACTCTTTTGTTGAGCTGCTGCTCGAGCTCATAGAGGAGAAAATAAGACGAAAGGGAGTTGTATTTGCGTAATGGAAAAATTACCGTTTTTAATGTTTCGTGAGCATAGCTCCCTCGAGTATGCTTTGCTCATTTCGGAGAAAAGCTCTTACAAGGGAGCGGCGAGGGACGTAACATATACGAGCGTGCCAGGGCGCAGCGGCGACCTCTTGACCGACAACGGGCGCTATAAAAACATCACTATTCCGTATAAGCTATCGTTGCTCAATACGACCGACCGCAGCTTTGCGGTGCTCGCACATCAAATAAAGGGTTGGCTACTCTCCGAGGCGGGGTATTTCCGTTTGTGGGACAGCTACGACGGTAAATACTTCCGCCTTGCCTCTTATAACGACGAAGCGGATATAGAGCAGGAGCTCCGCGAAACGGGCGCGCTCTCGCTCTCTTGCAACTGGAAGCCGTTTAAGTATTCGTTTGAGGGGCAAGCCCCCGTCGTATTCACGGCGGGCGGCTCTTTGTATAATGCCGAGTTTTTCCCGTCGTCCCCGTATATCAAAATAACGGGCAGCGGCACGGTAACGCTCACTATCAATAATGCCTCGTTTACATTTTCGGATATAGACGAGTATATAGAGATAGACTCCGAGGCTATGAACGCCTACAAGGGCACCGTAGCCAAAAATAACAAAATGACGGGAGCGGGCTTTCCGACGCTCGCCCCTGGCAAAAACGTTATTGCCTGGACGGGAAACGTTACGCGGCTTGAAATCGTGCCGAGGTGGTGCTGCTTATGATACCCGCACTCTACAACAAAAGCGAAACAACCTTTACTCATAACGGCGTGGGGCTGCTCTCCGAGGCTGTAAAAGCGACCGTAACGGAGGAGCGCAACGGCAGCTATGAGCTTTCGCTGCAATACCCTATTACGGGACGCTTTTACTCCGAAATTACAGAGGGCGCGATTATAAAAGCAAAAGCCAACGAAACGAGCGAGCCGCAGTTATTCCGCATTTATAAGAGCTCGAAACCTATAAACGGTATCGTTACATATTCGGCGGAGCATATCTCCTACGACCTTAACGGTATACCGCTGCTCGGCTTTTCGGTAAAGAACGCAACCCCGCAAATGGCTTTAACAAAAGCTATCGAGGGAGCGGCTCTCCCGTGCCCGTTCACAGCGTATAGCAATATATCGACGCTGAACAGCACGGAAATATTAACGCCGTGCTCGGTGCGGGCACTCCTCGGAGGGCAAACGGGCTCTTTGCTCGACGTTTGGGGCGGTGAGTATGAGTTTGACAATTTTACAGTAAAGCTCTATTTGCACCGCGGCAAGGATAACGGCGTAATTATCGAGTACGGTAAAAACCTTAAAGACCTAAAACAGGAAAGCAATATAGCGGAGTGCTATACGCATTTAATGCCGTATGCGGTATATACCGTCCAGGACGAAAGCGGCAACTCCGAGGAAAAGTACGTTTACCTTGCCGAAAAGGTTATACCGCTTACCGAGGCGGAGGACATAGGACATTATAAAGCCTTTATTATGGACTTTTCCGACCGTTTCGGAGATAACGAGGAAATAACCGAGGAAAAGCTGCGAGCCAAAGCCACCGCATACGCTGCGGCGGCAGACCTCGGCACACCAAAAGTTAATATTACCGTTTCTTTCGTGCAGCTTTGGCAGACGGAGGAATATAAAAACATTGCGCCGCTTGAGAGGGTTAAGCTCTGCGACACCGTTACCGTGCGTTTTTCAAAGCTCGGCGTAGCGGCTACGTCAAAGGTTATTAAAACCGTATATAACTCTCTGCAAGAGAAATACGAGAGCGTTACCCTGGGCGACGCTAAAAGCTCGTTTGCAAACACCGTAAACAAGCAGCAAGAGGCAATACAAGAAATCAAAAGCTCCGTTAAAAAGGGACAAGCGGAGGCTACCGAACAGCTCAAAAAGGCAATAGCTAACGCTACGAGCCTTATTACGGGACATTCGGGAGGCTACGTTGTCCTAAACCCCGCAGAAAAGCCACAGGAAATACTCATACTCGACACGCCGACAATAGACGAGGCGGTTAATGTATGGCGTTGGAATAGCGGCGGGCTCGGGTATTCCTCGACGGGATATAACGGCGAGTATTCGCTCGCTATGACTATGGACGGAGCAATCGTTGCGGATTTTATATCCGCGGGTATTCTCAACGGCGCGCTGCTGCAAGCGGACAGCGTGCAAAGCTCGGCTATCTCGCAGCACTACAAAGCCGAGGTAACAAACGAAATCGGAGAAACCGCAAGCAGCATAGAGCAAGCCTTTGTCGCCGCCGACGAGCAGTTATTAAGCCTTATAACGAGCGTTCAAACCGTATTAACGGGCGACGTGGAAACGCTCGAAACGACCGTTTCACAACTGCGGCAGACGGTAGAAAGCCTCACGCTGTCCTACACGTCAAAGACGGCGGGCGGAATTAACAATATCCGCAATTCGAGCGGCTTAAACGGCGTTTCGGACGATTGGAGCTATTCGGGCTCCGTCGTAGCACAGCAAACGGCGGAGGCTATCAACAACACCTCCTCGGGCTCTCTCTTTCGGCTACGTATTGCTACATTATCGCAGGAGATAACCGTACTACGCGGCAAGAAATATACACTCACTTTCCGCGCACGTGCAGCAACGAGCAACAGGTGCTACGCGCTGCTTAATAACGGCGGAAACGATACTTATATTTTCGATACGCAAGCCTCGGGCTCCTGGACGGAATACGCGCTGACCTTTACCGCCTCGGGCGATACCGTAACTCTCACGGCGGGGACAACGGGTTATTATCTTTACGTAGCGGACTTTATGTTAGTGGAGGGCGAGCAAAAAACGCATTGGAGCCCCGCCCCGAACGAAATATATACCACAAACGTAAAGATAGACCGACGCGGAATTAACATTACAAACTCGGAAAGCTCGACCGAAACCATAATAGACAATACGCAGTTTGCCGTAAAGCACGCGGGAAATATCGTGTTGACGGTCAATAAAGACTTAACAACATTGCGCAAAACAGAGGTTACGGACGAGCTGACAATAGGCAAAGGAAAGTTTGTGCCTCATACGGACGGGCTTAACTTTGTACTGCTTGATTAAGGAGGCGACGCTATGGCTGTTTTTACAAGTAAATCTTATGAGGGCAGGTATTTACAACTCACTATCACGGAGTCCGTGAACGTTGTGGAAAATACATCAACGCTTACTTGGGTTTTGCAAAGTTTAGGCGGCTCGGTTAATTATTATACCACGGGTCCTACAACGGTAACAATTAACGGTACACAAGTCTATTATAAAGCCCGCACAGCGTGGAGTACAAGTCAATTTCCCGCGGCGAAAGGCTCGACAAGTGGTACGATAACGGTTGCGCACGACAGCAACGGCTCAAAAAGTATATCGGTCGGATTTTCAACTGCGATTTATACATCAACAGTAACAGAACACGGCGGCACTATGGCTTTAAGCAATATTGACCGTGCAGCCCCGAGCGTAAGCGTTAATGTATCAAGCATTACGGCTAACTCTATTAAAATAACGGTTTCCTCCTCGGCAACTGCTAACAAGTGGTGGTATTCACTTAACGGCGGTTCCTCGTGGGTGGCGTTTAACTCCTCAAGCGGAGCGAGTAAGGAAACAACCGTAACGGGGCTTTCGCCTAACACCTCGTATACTGTTCAAGCGTGCGCGAGAAAGTCATACAACGGAGTAGACGGGTACTCGGGCAAAACTACCGTTAAAACACTCGGCGGCTCGGTGCTCTCCTCTGTAAGCACATTAACGGCAGATAATGCAACGGCAAAAATAACGCTTTCGGCTACCGTTTACGATACGAGCTACAAACACAAGCTCGTATTAAAGGACGGCGGCACAACCGTTTTAACCCTTACGGAGCTTTCGCTCTCGAACGGCTCAAATACAATTACCCTTACAGCGTCGCAGCGCTCGTCTATCCTCGCGGATATGGCGGCAAAAAAGAGCTTTACGGGCACGTTTGAGCTTTCGACTTTCAGCGGCTCCTCACAAATCGGGAGCACCTCAACCAAAACGGCAACGGTACAAACGACCGCGGCAAACTCCGCACCGACATTTTCGGGGTTTACCTATAAGGACACGAACACCACCGCGGCGGGAGTTACGGGAAATAATCAAATTTTGATACAGTCAGTATCAACGCTGCAAGTTACCGCGTCAGCGGCAACAGCTAAAAACGGCGCTACCATTTCGAGCTATTCTGTTTCGGCGGGCGGCTCGACAGCCTCAAGCACAACCGTAACGCTGAACGTCGGCAAGATATACACCTCGGGGACGGTGCCTATAATCGTTACCACAATCGACAGCCGCGGCTACACTTCCTCGGCTACGGTAAACATTACGGTTATAGCCTATGAAAGCATAGACATAACAACCGCAATTATGCGGCGCGTAAACGAGGTTGAGGACGTAACGCAAGTAACCCTCGAGGGAGATATTACACCCGTTAAGGTTAATAACGTCAATAAAAACACGCTGCGAAAGCTCTATTATCAGTATAAGAGGACAGACGCGAGCGCTTATAGCTCTTTGACCGATATAACGAGTTTTGCAACATTTACCGACAGCGGCTTTACGTTCACGTCGGACGAATGGTTAAGTCTGGACGCTAATTACTCCTGGTATGTGCGGTTTTGTGTTTACGATAACCTAACGGGCGACACGGCAACAATAACCGTATCGCAGGGCACACCCTTAATATCATTCCGCCGAAAAAAAGTAGGCATAAATAAGCGAGAGCCAACCCAGGCGCTCGACGTTGACGGCAATATAGCCGCAAACGGAGTTATAGTCCTGGGATATGCAGGGCACGTCGAGGGCGACTTTAACAACTACAAAAACGGCGGTATTTTCTTTGCACCTACAACAAGCGGAATAAGCAACGCACCGCCAGGCGGAGCGGGCTATCTCGAGGTACTCTCGGCAACTGACGGCTTTAACCTTATTCAGCGTTACACCGCAACGGCGGCGGGCTGCAAGGTTTATATACGGTCGTTTATCCTTAATACAAACTGGACTCCCTGGACGGAGAAATAAGCAAGGAGGAAACAATATGCAACTTACACACTCTATCGCGCTTGACTTTGGACGCGATACACTCCCTATTACGATTTTTGCAAAGCAGTACGACAAGGAGAGCCGCTTTGTTGAAATTGTGCCCCTCGAGTGCGGCAAGGATTACACGCTCGAAAGCGGGGTAACTGCTCGCTTGCAACTTACAAAGCCCGACGGTCATACCGTGCTCAAAACGGCAACGATTGCAAACGGCGTTATCAAAGTCGAGCTCACGGAGCAAACGCTCGCCGTTGCGGGTACTGCCGTTGCGGAAATCGGGCTTTACAAGGGTAACTCCCTTTTAAGCTCGCAAATTTTCTATATTGAAATCAAGCGAGCAGCTTATAACCCCGACGCACCCGCAAGCTCCGACGAATACCCCGCGTTAATTGACGCGCTCGGCAAGGTTGAAACCTCCGTAGGCTCTGCAAATTCTGCGGCAGCGGCAGCAAATGCAGCGGCAACGAAAGCGGAAACAGCGGCAGGCGGAGCTGATACCGCAGCGCAAAGCGCAACCTCGGCAGCGTCAGCGGCAAACAGCGCCGCAAGTGGTGCGAACACCGCAAAAACGAACGCAAATAGCGCAGCCTCCGCAGCGAATACCGCAGCGGGAGCGGCTAACTCTGCGGCGGCAGCAGCTAACGAGGCGGCAGAGGCGGCGGAGGGCGCGGAAAACGTTAATATCTCCGCTACGCAAACGACAACAGGAGCGGACATTACCGTTACCAACCGAGAGGGAGAACAAACGACCGTACATATTGACACGCTTACAGCGGTTAATACCTGGGAGGATATTAAAAACGCCGTCCGCCTCGGGCTTGGCGAGAAACTCTTTCCCGTTGGTTACGAGTTTACCACCCTCGACGCTGATACTACGCAAAATATTATATGGGTTGTACGGGCGCACGACCACCATACAGCGGCAAATAATAAGCTCACGCATACAATGACGCTTGAAACAAAGAACGTTTACAGCTTGTCGAGCGGGGCGCAAAAGGCGGTACAGTACGACGCGACCGAGGCTTTCTATTACGCAGAGCAGGAACTCGCGGCGGGTACCTATAATATCACGATTGCAAATCAAGCCTGGTATACCGCCGATAACGGCAAGACATTTCAGTTTACACTCGCTACCGCAGTACCCGCGGGCGGGCAGCTTGTATTTGCTATGACCTATAACGCTACCCTCGAGGGCAAAAGCGTTAAAAGCTATGCAAATAAGACCACGACAACGGCACTTGAAACCGTTACTCTTACGGAGGGCTCCGAGGGTACAAGCCTCGGTACAACGAACGGGAGCAGCCCTAACGTAAACCATATGCACCGCGCTATTTTCGGCAGCAATAACTACGCTCAATCCGCCGTCCGTCAATGGCTTAATAGCGCCGCCGTAGCGGGCTCGGTGTGGACTCCTACTAACGTATTTGACCGTCCCGCGTCCTGGGCGACAAGCTATAACGGTTTTATGCACGGTTTGCCCGCTGACTTCCTGGCGGTTGTGCAGCCCGCCGTACTTGCTTGCCGTACAAATTCGCTCTTTGAGGTTGAAAGCCTCGACGGTACGGCTTTTGCTATCAATCAACTTTACAGCCTTAAAGTGGATAAGTTTTTCCTACTCTCCCGCCCCGAAATTTTCGGGAATTGGGACAGCGAGAGTTACAAGGACGGTACGCAGCTCGAATATTATAACGGTTTGACGGCGACCGAGCGTATCAAACGCGACGTAGCGGGTACGGCGCGTATCGCTTGGTTGCGTTCTCCTAGCCCGTCCCACGCGGACTACGCGCGCCTTGTCTACTCCTCGGGCGAAGTGAGCGGCAGCACTGCGTACAACGGTCACGGCGTAGCCCCCGCTTGTATAATCGCATAATCGCAAATCCGCCTCGGTAGAGGCGGGAAAAGCGATTAAAAGGAGGTTTTTATATGAGTGTGCGAAAAGGCGACCGCGGCGAGGGAAAACTGCAAGTGCTTAACAAAGCGCGGGAACTCAAGAAATACACCCTCGGGCTGATAAAATCGGAGAAACATTTTCCAAAGTCTACACGGTGGATATATGCCTCTCCGATAGTAAACGAAATACGGGAGGCGTGCGTATGTATTCGGCACGCAAACTCCGTATTTGTAACAAACGACGAGGAGTACACATACCGCCGTATGGAGCAAGTCAAGGCGCACGCGCACCTCGACGCGCTTTTAGACCTGGCGGACGACGCATACGACGCGGGCTACATATCGGGAAATCAAGTAGAGTATTGGACGGGCTTAATACTCAAAACCGACGACCTCTTGAAAGCCTGGATTAAGTCGGATAAAGAAAAATATCAAAAATAAATCATAGGGCGGTTGCTATATTTGCGGTACGGCGCGTAACGCTTGGTTGCGTTCTCCTAACCCGTCCAACGCGAACAACGCGCGCATTGTCAACTCCTCGGGCGAAGTGAACAACAACAATGCGTACAACGGTAACGGCGTAGCCCCCGATTGTGGGATTAGTCAGTATTCAAGTAGTCGAAAGACCAAAGCAGCACAGCTCACACAAGGAGCGACCGTCCTAACTCCGAAAGGAGGAAATATTGCGGGCGACAAAGGTACCTCGCGGGGTAGTCCTTTTATATGCGTCCGCTTTTCTTATGGCATACGAGCAAGTAATTTCCTTTGATAATCTGTATAAAGGCTTAAAAGAGAGCTGCCGTAATATCCGTTGGAAAGATAGTACCGTAGGATATGAGGGTAACGCGCTTAAAAATACCTATCGTTTGCGGCAAACGCTGCTTAACGGTACGTACAAAATAGACCGATACCAACATTTCACGATATACGAGCCGAAACGTCGGGACATTGTAGCCACAAGGTTAAAAGACCGACAATTTCAGCGTTCGCTCTGCGACAACGGCTTTTATGAGCAGATTACAAAATCCTTTATAACAGATAATTGCGCTTGCCTCAAGGGGCGCGGCGTAGACTATACGCTAAACCGTATGACCGCACATTTGCGGCGGTATTATATCGCGCACGGTTGCGACGGTTGGGTGCTTAAATGTGATATACGGCATTATTTCCAAAGCATACGGCACGACGTAGCAAAGGCGGCAATACGCAAGCGGGTTACAGATACTCAAATTGCGGAGCGGGCTTGCGAAATTGTGGACTCTTTCGGAAAAATCGGGTTAGGGCTTGGCTCCCAGGTATCGCAGCTTGTAGCTCTCGCCGTCCTGGACGACCTCGACCATTTCATAAAGGAGCGGTTGAGAATAAAGCATTATATCCGATATATGGACGACTTTATTTTAGTACACGAGGACAAAGAGTATTTGCGACAATGCAAAAAGGAAATCGAGGCGCGCCTATTTGCCCTCGGCTTACAGCTCAACGATAAAACAGCGCTTTACCCATTGCGCCAGGGAGTAAAGCTCCTACAATGGCGGTTTATCGTTACCGATACGGGCGCGATAATCCGTAAAATGGGTAAAAAGAAACAAGGCAAGCAGCGCCGCAAGCTCAAAAAGCTATATGCAAAAGAGCTCCGCGGAGAGTATGCGCCAGGAACGGCGCACGAGTCGCTCGTTTCCTGGCTTGCAAATGCCGCCCGCGGAGATACCTACCACGAGCGGCTCAAAATGATAAATTATTTTAAGAATATGGAGGCTACATACAATGCAAGAGAATATCTATAAAAGACTCGCACAGGCGGAGGCAATGGCAGCGGCGCAGAAAGCGGAAACAATGGAGGTACTGCAAGCGGCATATAAGCGAGCTTGCGAGGAACTCAACGAGGAGGACGCGGCAGCGTTTGCCCGCAAAATCCGTGATAAACTCCTTAACGAAACCGATAGCCGCGTAGCTCTCGACCGCTTTAATATCAGCGTGCCGAGCGGAACCTCTTTTACCGCCTGGCTTTCGTTCTTAAAATCGCTCGGAGAAATTATTACGGGAGCCTGGGCAATATATCGCCAGGCTCTCCGCGACCTCCCCGAACAAGAGGGCTTTCCGTTTAATGTTACTTTCCCCGCCCCTCCCGAGGTTGAGAACGACGGGACAGAGGGCGAGTAATGGGAAATTATGAGCTTATAGAGGAGCTTTGCAGCGTGGCAAGGCTGCAAGCGGATATTATACAAAAGCAAGCCGAGGCTATCGCTCAAGCAGAAATTGCCGAAAGCGTAGCGGCTGACCTTGCCGAAATGAGAAAAAAGGCGGCGGACACTCTCGCCCGCTGCGAAAAAGAGCTTTAAGGAGGCGGAGGCTATGTTAGATACGTTTATATCCTGGCTTATACC